TTGCAAATTTAATCTCAGGAAGTCGTTTATATACAGCTGGAACATTTGTAAACTACCAAACCCCAGGCGCACCTGGTATAGCAATGATATCTGATTCTGCTACAATATCTTCATCATTTAACCCTGGTATAGGTTTTAATGGGGATGTATACACGATTGCTCGACAATCAGATGGAAAGGTAATAGCAGGTGGAGCATTTACTAATTACAGCGGTTCTGCATCTACGCGATTAGTTCGTATAAATACTAACGGAACTTTAGACGCAACATTTAACGTTGGAACAGCAGGTGCTACTAATCTTGTTCATGATTTAGCTTTACAAACAGATGGTAAAGTCGTTGTAGGAGGACAATTCACAACATATAGTGGTTCATCTACTTCTACTACACGTTTAATGCGACTTAATACAAATGGTAGCCAAGATCTAACATATAATACTGGTACTGGATTAAATTCATATCCACTTACAATATTACCAACTTCCGATGGTAAAGTGCTACTGTTAGGATTGTTTACAACATATAGTGGTTCTACGGTTAACTATATAACGCGCACTAATTCTAATGGTACTCGTGATACAACATTTAATACCGGAAATGGATTTAATGGGCATGAATACACTGCAGTAACACAGTCAGATGGTAAATATATTGTTGGCGGTAACTTTAGCACATACAGTGGATCGTCTGCCAATCGTGGAATAGCACGACTTAATACCGATGGCACACTTGATCTTACATTTAACGATGGATTCGGATTTAACCAACTAGTATCAGCAGTAGCAATGCAATCAGATGGTAAAATTATTGCCGGAGGAAACTTCACTACATATAGTGGATCATCGATTAATCGAATTGCAAGATTAAATAGCGATGGCACACTTGATACAACATTTAATGTAGGAACTGGTATAGACACCCAACTTTCGACAAACGGAATAACAGTAGACGCAGACGGAATTATTTATTGTGTTGGAAATTTTACAACCTACAGCAGTTCAGCAGTGCAAGGTATAGTAGCTATCAACCCTAATGGAACCATCAATCAAACATTTAACTCAGGCTTAACTGCATCATTTAATGGTACCGGCCGAGGATTTACTATTAACGAAACCGCATATAGATTAATACCAGCATAAGGAAACACATGACACTAAAAGAATTTTTACAAGACAAAACTTTATCTGCCGTTGAAACAGTAGACGGATATAATTTAATTGTTAATGTATATGTTGATGAAACATGTTACGGATTGAATGCAGATATGTCAAATATAGTAGCAGGAACCGCATTAACTAAACGGGAAGATTTTACAATAGAAGGAGATATCCTGTCAGTAGATGCCATTACGATTGATATGTCTAAAACTGAAATGCTTGGATAATTCAAATATTTTCATTATAATATCAAGAAAAGGTTATTATGACTCGAAAATTAGATAAAGAGCATTTAGATGAAATTCAAGCATTACGCGATGCATTTGCACAAAATTCACAAACATTGGGAAATTTATATATTGAAGAATTTTCTTTGCAACAACAACTTCGGCAAATAGATACCCAGCGCGAAGAACAAATGAAACGGTTTGTTGATCTACGTAAACAAGAAGAAGATCTTCTAGAAAAAATGCGTAATCGTTATGGCGATGGGCAGATAAATATCGCTCAAGGCACATTTACTCCTACTGCGTAAGGTTTGGACGCAATACATTATATTTATAAGAAAATCATTAGGAGACATAAATGGCAGAAAGAATAGTATCGCCCGGCGTATTTACCAGGGAGATCGATCAATCGTTTTTAACACAGGGCATACAAGCCATCGGCGCTGCAATAGTAGGCCCGACCGTCAAAGGACCTGCATTAGTACCAACGCGAATTACATCGCTAACAGAATATAATCAAATATTTGGATCGAACACGGCCGATGATTATTATGTGCCAATTGTAGTTCAAGATTATTTAAGTAATGGTAGTGTAATTACCGTAACACGTATTTTATATGAAGATGGATATTATTTAAACCGCGGAGCATTAGCAATCGTTGCAGAGTCAGGCTCAGGTGTAGGATTAGTTAAAAAAGTATCACACATTTTACATCCAACACGTCCAGTAACAACTACGGGTTTGACAGGTCCATTGTTTCAATCATCGTCTTTAACGTATAATACATCGTTAAACGACGGATCATTTTCTTTAGTTTTATCTGGTTCATATTCGGCACCAGCAAATTCAGCGATTGGATTTGATGGATCATTTTTATCTAATACAACTATAGGAATTTCTTGTTCAATTGTTGATTCATCCAATCAATATATTAGCACAGTATTAGGAACAAGTCCAGCATCATCAAATTATCCAGTATATGTACAATATGAAGCCAAAAAACTTCATTTGGAATTTGCAGATATTACTAAAGTTACAGCATCATTGCAAATCATTGATAATTATGAATTTTTGCAAGATTACAATGTAGCTTCAACACCATGGATTACATCACAAACAATTGGCGGTGCTACTACGGATTTGTTTAAATTTCATACATTATCACATGGTACATCAGTTAATCACGAAGTAAAAATTGGAATTAAAGATATTAAATTAGCACCTGGAACATCAGGCAATGGTACAGAATTAGGACCAGCTGACATATATGGTACATTTACGGTGCAACTTCGAAGAGTTAATACATTAAGCCCAGGTATTCCAGGGTCGCCATATGCATCACAAGATACCGATGCTAGTCCGGATATTATTCAGGAATGGGAAGTTAACTTAGATCCAGATTCTCCTAAATACATTGCTCGAGTAATTGGTGATAGTTATCAAACCGTAACTGATGCGGGACAAGTATTATTTAATGGTAGCTATCCAACAAAAAATAATTTCGTTCGCGTAGAAGTTTCTGAAGATGTTAGAAATAAAATTATTGACAAAACATTGATTCCATTTGGGTTTCGTGCACCTAGTTCACCAATTCCATTGGTTTCATCTAGTTTAGCATTACCATCTGCATCATATCGTAATACGCAAATAGTTGCAGGAGCATATTCTGGAACTAGTTTTTATGGGTTTGATTATACTGCAGCAACTAATATGAATTATTTATCTGCAATTCCGACTTCAGGATCAAACACAGGTAGTTCAGTTGATTTTTATTTAGGAAATATTCTTCAAGATACTGCATCAAATTTCCCAGATAGTTTAACACCATATACTGGGTCATTGCAAAATGCATTAATAAATTCAACATTTATAAACAATGTAAAATTATCAACTAGACGATTCATGGTACCATTTCAAGGTGGGTTTGATGGAGCTCGTCCAAATTTACCGAAGTATCGTGGCGAGTATATTGCATCAAATAACACATATGGATTTGATTGTCAAACTTCAACTTCTACTGGTACAAAATCTTATAACAAAGCATTTTTAGTATTGAGCAATGCCGATTACTATGATATGAATTTGCTTATTACACCGGGACTTATTGATAGTTTGCATTCATCTGCTACATCATTAGCAAGAAATTTATGTCAAACTCGTCAAGATACATTTTATATAATGGATTCGAATGCAATCAATGATTCAATTGCAACCGTAACATCGCAAGTTGCCACACTCGATACTAATTATACAGCAGTATATTGGCCGTGGATGAGTACAATTAATAGTGCAACGGGAGCACAAATATTTGTACCGCCATCAGTTTTATTACCAAATGTATTTGCATTCAATGACAAAACAGCATCTCCGTGGTATGCTCCAGCTGGTTTGCAACGAGGAAAAATATCTGCAATTGGAACTAAAGTTTCATTAGCACAAGCAGATCGAGATACGTTGTATCAAGCTCGGGTCAATCCAATTGCAAACTTTGGCGGTGCTAACGGCGGAATTGTTGTTTGGGGGCAAAAGACATTACAAGCTCGTCCTAGTGCATTAGATAGAATCAATGTTAGGCGATTACTTATTGCAGTTAAGAAGTTTATTGCATCATCTACAAGATTCTTGGTATTTGAACAAAATTCGGTAGAGACTCGAAATAGATTCTTAGCAATTGTTAATCCTTATATGGAATCGGTACGAGTTCAACAAGGTTTATATGCATTCCGAGTTATTATGGATGATAAAAATAATACACCAGATTTAATAGATCAAAATATATTGTATGGTCAAATATTTTTACAACCAACTAGAACAGCTGAATTTATTGTGTTAGACTTTAATATTCAACCGACAGGCGCTGCATTTTAATTGATAGTATTTAATTTTAAAAAGGTAGGATTTCGATTCTACCTTTTTTACTGATCATCATATTTATATAAAAAAAGGAATACGAACATGGCATTGTATGATAACAGAAATCCCGCGTTGAAGATTGCACAACAAGATGAATTGTTTGATAGGGCATTTTCTTGGGAGCCGAAAAGACAGCATCATTTCATATTACGGATTCCAGATATCCCAGCATATTTAGTAAAAACATCAGCTAAGCCTACAATTAATAATGGTGAAGTTCCGCTTGACATGATCAACATTAAACGATATGTAAAAGGAAAATCTGAATGGAATGAAATATCCATGACATTATATGATCCAATTGTACCATCTGGTGCACAAGCAGTAATGGAATGGATTCGTTTGCATCATGAATCTTCCACCGGCCGCGATGGTTATTCATCTTTTTACAAAAAACGAATCGTATTAGAACAACTTTCTCCACTGGGTGAAACTGTTGAAGAATGGACTTTAAATGGTGCATTTTTAGTATCTGCAGAATTTGGCTCATATGATTGGTCTAGTGATGCAGTACAAGAAATAAACATATCAGTACGTTACGATTGGGCGTTCTTAAGCTTCTAATACAAAATCAGTAGGGGCTTCGGCCCCTTTTTAAAAAGTTATAAAAAAGGAATATATGGACAATAAAGTCACAACGAGACTAGGAAATCAAGATCTAGTAAACATTGCACGTCAGCAATATGAAAACAAACAAAAAAGTAAATTACCATCGATTATTGTTAAATTAGCTTCTGGCGGTAAAATTTATCCTAAAAAACATCCATTGCATGCTGGACAATTAGAAATGCGGTATATGACTGCATATGATGAAGACATTTTAACAAATGTATCTTATATCACCGAAGGCGTTGTTTTCAACAAATTACTAGAATCAATTATTTTAACTCCAATTAACGTCAATGATATTTGTGCTGTAGATAAAGATGCATTGATTTTACATGCACGTGTTATGGCATACGGCCCAGAATATCCCGTTAAAATTGAAGATCCAAAAACTAAAAAAATGTTAGATCGCATTGTTAATCTAACAGAAGTACAATTTAAGCCATTTAATTTAGTTAGCGATGATAATGGAGAATTTCAATTTCAAGTAGATCCAGAAACTACAATTAAGTTTGCATATCCAACAGCCGATGTTAATAACGATACTGTAACTCAAACGATTACTAATTTAATTACAGAAGTAAATGGAATTCGAGATCGTTCTGTTATTGATCAATTCATACGCTATGAATTTTTAGCACGAGATGCAAAACGTTTTCGAGAATATGTTAGAACGAATGCACCGGGTATTGATTATGAGATAAATTTTGAAGGTGAAGATGGGAGCACCTTCAAAACTATGTTTCCAATTGGGACTGACCTTTTTTGGTTTTGATGCATCATATCGCGTACAACTACATGATACATTGTTTAATATGATTTGGTTCGGCGAAGGCCGTTGGGATTGGGATACTGTATATAATATGCCTATTTTTTTAAGAAACTTTTGGATTAAAAAAATCAATGAAATAATTGATTCGCGTAAACTTGCTGCAAAAGAAAAATCAAACGCCATAAAAAAATAAATCATATATTTATTATAAAGAAGTAAATCATGCCATCGTTAACGGGAAAATTATTGGATGCCTCAAAAGGTTTAGCGTTAGATCGAACTGTTGGTGCTGCACAAGCGCAATTTAAAACACTGACTGGAATTTTTGATAAATATGATGTTTTTGAACGCCGAAATGCAGACTTAGCAAATTCGTTTAATTTATCTGTTAAACAAGCCGCGGCATTGGGCGATTCATTAGATAAAATGGCTGAGTCGTTTGGAATCGGCGGCGATGCCATGCGTGCAATAACTACGAATCTTAAGGGATTAATTGGACCATTTGCAACTTTAAATGATTTAACAAGCAACTCAAATAAATTTGGACAATCTTTATATAAAACATCAGACGTATTGATGAAAAATTATAAGTTAACCGGCACTGTGACTAATAAGTTAATTCAAGCAACACATCGTACGGGTCAAAATTTAGATATTGAAATTGCAAAACGCATTCAAATAACTGATTTAATAGAAACTCAAATGGGTGGCGTTGAATTAACAACAGACGCATTGACAGATGTTGCAAATCTAACAGCCGATTTACAAATGCAATATGGAAGACTCCCAGGACAATTAGAATTGTCTGTAATTAAAGCTAAACAACTTGGTATTTCGTTATCTACGTTAAATTCAGCAGGGCAAAATTTGTTGAATATTGAATCCAGCATTGGCCAAGAAATGGAATATCAACTATTAACTGGCCGTCGATTGGTTGATCAAGATGGCGAAAGTTTAACTAATAAATATCGAATTGCAACTATACAAGGTAAATCTTCTGATCAAGCTGACATTATGTATCAAATGTTAGAAAAAGAAGGCAAAACATTACGAGAAAATGTATTTGCACGACAAAAATTCGCTGAATTGAATGGAATGGATGAAGCAACAGTATCTACAATGTTGCAAAAATATGAAGCAATTCAAGATTTACCCGGAGCAAAAAATCTATTTAAATTATCTGGTGATGAATTAATGACAAAAGTTGCTACATTAACAACTGATGCAACAACATTAGCAGCATTAGCAGAAGCTAATGATCAAAGATCAACTACAGATGTATTAAAAGATATTGAAGATCAATTGACAACCGGCGGTATAATGGCTATTTTAGATACAACCGGCTTATCGGGCGAAGCCATTGCTGGCGCTCAACGGGGCATGCGCATCGATCAAGCAAAAGGAGTAGCAGGTGGGCTTAAAGCAGGAATGCTGCCAGCATATGGCACTTCTGCAATCAATATAGCTGCAACAACAGCTGCCGATCTTGCAACAGTAGCAAAGACACTTGCCAAGGGAGCTATAAGCTTAGCAGTTGGCAACCAAACAATTAGCAAAACAAATCCAATGCCAGTAACAGTTATTGGTGCACAGGAAGCGCCCGACTTCTATTCTGGTCCAGGCGGCGGCAGAATGTTAATAACGCCCGAAGGTACCTTTAATCTCCATAACGACGACAGCGTCATCGGCGGAACTAAACTATTTGGCCGCAAAGACTCGGGTACCAACAACCAAGCAATAACACAGATGGCGGCCGCTATTGTTGCTGCAATTAACAATCAAACACGAGAATTAAAAGCAGATACGGTATTCGGCCGCGGTTTAACAAATTCATATTACGGATAATATCATGATTAATCCAACCACACAAGCAGGTTTGCAATTTAATGCACCATACAACATATTACCGGATACCGTGTATACAAACCCAACGGTTGGCGCACCTACTCAATTTGTTAAACCATTAGTATTAGGACAATTTAATACATACAACATATTACCAGACACTACATTTGCAAATTCAACTGTAACTGCACCTGCACAATTTGCAACACCATTAGTATTAGGACAATTTAATACATACAACATATTACCAGACACATTGTATACAAATCCAACCGTTGGTGTAACGCAATTTTCTCAACCCATTATGTTGGGTCAATATAATACATTTAATTATGTAACTACAAACGACATTATAACACCCAATACCATGTTGCCGTCATTGCAACAATTTTCGCAAACACTAACATTGGGGCAATATGATACATTCAATTATACATCAAGCAATGACTTTATTCCTAATCCAACAAATGGAGTTGCACAATTTACTCCTACAATTGTATTAGGTAATGAATCAACATTCAATTATACATCAAACAATGATCTTATACCAAATCCAACGGTTGGCGCTGCACAATTTTTGCCAACGATAACATTGGGTAATGAATCAACATTCAATTATACATCAAGCAATGATCTTATACCAAATCCGTTTAATGGAGTACTTCAAGGAGGCTTTCCTGGATTATCTCAATCTCAAGCAAATCCAACATTGGTTGATAATACATGGGGATTCGGAGCAGTAAATCCTGTTACAGTAATACAAACACCTTCGCAACCCGGACAAGATAGCCAAACCATATTTGAGTCACAGTTTCAACCAGATACTCCTGCTACAACAGTTAATGTAGATCCTGCAGTCGGAATAAATACAAACATAACACCTAAAAGCGTAGTAGGAAATGCAATTGGATATGCAACATCACTACTCGGATCTATATCAGGAATTCCACAAATCGGACAAGTAGGACAAACAGCAGCGGGTATGTTTGATTCAACTAATTCTTATTTAACGTTAGCAAAAGATCGTTTAACTCGACAAGGAATTAGACAATGGATAAAGTATCCAGATTTTAGATCTACATTTACATTTCCAGAAGGCGATTTGTTCAATGAAACTAATGCATCGTTTGAAACTAGCAATCAAACGATAGCATATTTTACTAGTAGACGAGTAGATGGATTAGCTGCATCGACGCGCATCGGCCCGGAAAAATCATGGAAATCGGTTTTATATGCTGCTGCTGCAGCTACGCCAATTGGACCATACAGTGTTTTTAATTTAGACGGATTCGGAAATACCGGATATGGTTATGGAGATCACGATAATCCAGATGCATTTCGCAATGACTTTACCATAGGGAGTCACGTAGCTACAAAATGGAACACGAACCCAAAGCCATATTCATTTACTGAACAAGATTCAAACGGAAATACATTATATAAAAGCATACTTATAGATAAAGGACGATGGGCACCAACTTTGAATCCTATAGAGTTAGCAACACCTTTTCGAGGAGATAGAGTTTCAGTGATTGATTTTGGAAAACGCGCGCTCAAAGAGGCATATCGGTGGAAACCTAAACGAGCATTAGAACTTTTTTCTGAGCAATCAATAACTCAAGATTTTATAAAATTTTATTTAACTGGACCTAAATTACATAATGGTTTACAAAATAAAGAATCATTAGCAGATCCATCTGGGTTTCTTTCTGATTATTTTGATGACCCAAACGCTGATGATATCATTGTATTTAGAGCACATATAACAAATTTAGATGACGGTTTTACGGCCAATTGGAGTCCGGTTAACATGATCGGTCGTGCAGATCCAAATTATACATATACCGGAATGAGTCGAGATGTTAGTGTATCATTTGATATTTATGCAACTGACAGGGATGAAGTAAAACCAATATGGCGTAAATTAAATGCACTTGCCGGTTATACTGCACCAACATATGATCCGGAATCAATTGCAATGGTTGCTCCGTGGATGCGGATTACAATTGGAGATTTATTTGTACAACAACCCGTAGTATTAACGTCAGTATCATATCAATTTGCCATGGATGCCCCATGGGAAATCAATATTGAAGAAGATCCAACCATGATGCAAGTACCATTAAAAATTGGCGTATCATTGCAATTTAATATGATTGGTGATTATATGCCACAAAAAGGTGGTCGTTTCTATACATTGGCTAAACGATTTGATGATACTGGTACGCCTAAACGAGGCAGTGATAACTGGTTAAGTGATTTTAGAGACAATGTTGATACCATTGTTGAAATGAAACAACAAGAAACAGAAAACAATAAACAAACACAAACCGGTAAAGCTAAAGGATTATAATAATCATGAGTAGATATAGCACAACACAAACGATTCGGGATAACAATGAAAAACGTAGATTTGCATCTACAATAATTCCATCATTGCCATTATCGCCTGCAGACATATACATACGAACTACTAGTGTAGAACGTTTAGACAATTTAGCATATCGTTTTTATCAAGATCCAACATTATGGTGGATAATTGCTGCAGCAAATGGATTAGGCCGAGGATCATTAATGGTTCCGTCTAATAGACCATTGCGTATTCCAAGCAAATCGAACTATCAACAAATAATCAATAACATTAATATAAGATAATAATGAACATATTTTATTCAGAAGTTGATAAAAATTTAAAAACAGAGTTACGTGCCCGAGGAGAATCATTTCGTAATCGCGATAATGATTCATTAAATTTTATGTTATCAAAAATTGCAAATGTTGAAATTAGTGCATATCAAACAACGAGTTCAAAATCTATCTTAGTAGGAAGATTAGGCGGCAATACCGTACGCGAAGGAAGATATTTACCAACAGGTCCCGATGGATATCTAATGTCAAATCGACAATATGAACGTTCGGAAATTGCATTTAATAGTGTAACGGGTCAAGCATCATTATCGGGGTCTACTTGGACAGATAAAAGTACTAGAACGGGACCATTTATTACTGCAGTAGATGTATCAATTGGAGATCATTCAATGGGTCTTTTAAACAAAGCATCATTTCGAGCCGTAATACCAAATGCAGATCGAGATTTAGATACATTTGAAGAAACGTGGATGCGGCCAGGTAGATATGCCAGAATTGAAATAGTACACCCATCTACTGCAATTGCATCGGGCATAAATACGAATGGTTTGTTAACTAGTTTAGTTATTCCAAATCGAGAAAAATTAAAAAGTTTATATCCAGATTGGAATATTCAAGAATTAGAACAAGAAGCGCGCGAGATGCGTAAATTTGTATTTGAAGGATTGATTACATCATTTTCATTTTCATATACCAAAGATGGCACTATAGAAGTGGATATCAGTTTAACTGGTACCAGTAACGTATACACAAATCTTTCAATGTATATCGACAGCGCTAAAGCAGGAACAGCTGAAGCTGATTCGGGAACTGCTACTGCGGCTACAATTCCTGATACTAGTTCAAAAGAATTTTATGGAATATTGTATGATCGGTTTGAAGAATTAATTAAACAATTCAAAGCAGCCGATCCTGCTGCACCCAATTTAACTAAATTTTTAATACCATATATTGATGCTAAATTACCAGCCCCTACTGCAACTGATCATTTTATTTTAAAAGGAGAACAATTCCCGTCGTTTGTGACTATTCCGCCATCTACGCCTGGCGTAGTTACAATCCCATCAAATCCGGTATCATTAGCCAATGATTCTAGATACATAACTTTGGGCGGATTGATACAACACATTAATAGTTATGTTTTATCTAAATTACCAGGGGCACAGATTATTTGCACAGACATTGAATGTTTTAGCGTATATTACGCATTAATGGTTTCTTCTAATCCAGATGAAATTTTATTTTTACCTAGAAACCCCAATGTTAATGCATCTCCATTATCAATCGAACAACCTCAAGATTATAATGTATATGGAAATTTAGTATATTATCAAGATGTTATCAAACAATTGGATGATAATTCAGTTAATTCAGCTGAATTAAAACAAAAAGGATTGTTTAAAGAATGGCCTGGAGTTTATGAAAAAAGTCCAGACGGGTCGGGTAAAATATATCCTTCTAGAATATTCATAAATTTAGAAACCATAGAAAGACTCATTAATGATTTAAGTCAAAAAAATACAGCATCATTTTCTGTATCTGTTTTTATTAGTAAGCTATGTGAATTAATATTAGATGCATCGGGTAATTCAATTAATTTAGCATTAGTCACATATCCATATGATACATCTAAATTGTTTTTAACTGACAGCAAATATGTCCGGACGCCTGCAGATACTACTAAAGTAATACCATTTTCAGTACCAATGTTTGCAAACCATGGATATGGTACAATTGTACATGATTTTTCATTTGAATCGAAATTGCCAGACTCCGTAAAAAATCTTTCATATGTCTTAAATTCTAGTTCAGACGTGTCAGAAGAAGATATTGCGCCTTATCTAAATTTTATGTATAATGGAAAAAATGTAGATGCCGTTAATAAAATTTTAGAACGATATAATCGCCAACATGTACAAGCTTCTAAAGAATTATTAGATGCAAAAATAAAATTTGGGCAATCACCAGATGTACCATCGGTACATGCAGAATTAAACAAAGCTTTAAAAAAATATATTCAATATCCAACTGATGATATTAAAAATACAAATTTACTTACCGCTCCGCTATTTCCATTTACTGTTAATTTTACAATTGATGGAATTAACGGATTTAGATATGGCGATGTTTTAACATTTGATGGATTGCCTACAAAATATCGTGTTAATACGGTATTTAGTATAATAAGCATCAATCATACAGTATCAAATCAAGGCGAATGGAAAACGCAAATAACATGTATACAACGACCAAGCATTGAATAATATGGCAAGATTAAAATCATTTTATACGGTAGACGAAATAACAAACAACTTGTATACGAGTGGTAGCGAATTCATGACCGAAGATAAAATGGAATATGTTGGATTATATCATGCATACACAACTGGAGAACGATATACAAATGCAATATGGAATTTCAACACATCAAAACGATTAATTCCATTTGTACAATATGATTCAACGTCTGAGCAATATAGATTATTGAAACCAAATATTAATGTACGATACGAAATACCAAACGCGGCATCAACTATCATTACAAAACTGGATATTAATAATGGGTATGTTACTCGTTATTTTATGCAAAGAATCAATGATCCGAAAATTTTAGAAGTAAATCAAACAACCTATCAAAAATGGTTTGCAAATGCAATAGATAAAAAAATGTATATTGCAGTACAGCTGCAATGGTTTATTACTGGAAATATCGATGATTCTACAATCCGGGGTGTATTTATTCCCGGCGTAATATCAAAAAATAAATCAGCAGTCAATATTGCAAGTAATACAATTCCAGATATAACATTAATTTTGACAAATTTGACACAATATTATACCGACACTGATTATTCTGTACCAGTAGACATCAACGGCTTGGATTCTTAACATTTTTTTCTTATTATTCATATATGATTGTGGATACTATAGAAGATGCTCGTGGTACTTTGAACTATGTTCGGGGTCGCAAAACATTGCTAGTTC